AAGGCGTTGGTGAAGTTAGACCAAAAGGAATAACAGAAAGCACCAATATATTGAACGGACGTGTAATACTTAAGAGATAGTTTACTATTTTTTAGGTTATAATTTGAGTTTAGCGAAACTTTAATCGCTATGAGGTTGCACACCTGAAAAGGCAAAAAAGAAAAGCAATCAACTTAAATTTTAACTTATTAAATACTAAATTATGCCATTTGTACCAAAAATTTTACAAGAAAGACTTGACACCGTATTCGCAACGAACGGACAAGTTGAAAACACACAAGCGAACACTCCACTTTCAAATATGCTTCGAGATGAGGCAAACGCTGGAGCGCTTCAATCATTGCTAGTAAACGAAAACGGAGAACAACTTGATCTAAGATTGATCTGGGGTCTTCCTGAGTGCGGAGCTGTAACCACAGGATGTGTAACTGATCCTTGTGCTGACGGTGGCACACCAACTACTCAACAAAGTCAATCATATTCTTTGGAGTGTAGCTCAACAAATACATTTTCAAGAGCTTTGACTTTCAATTATTCAGATTTTCTTAAGGCTTCTGCTCTTATGGAAGGTTTGCCAGATTTGAGCGCTCCACTTACTGATACTTCAGTTAATGGAACTTCAATCGAATCAAAACTTTTGAAACTTATTTCAGATGTTGATTTGGCTGCTGAAGCTGCAATCGCTAAAAAATTAGTTGACGGAGTTGCTGCAACAACTTATGGATTTTCACCTGACGAAGTTCCAACTATTGCTAACCTAGTTGCAAACGAAGGTAAAGCAGTTACAACTTTTGGAACTGGACTTGCTGCAATCCAAAACGAACTATTCTCAGGAGTTACAATGTCAGCTGAAATTGCTGAATACAGAAACCAACCTTGGTTAATTGGTGGATATCCACTTGCTAACTATGTGAAACTTTCAGGCGGTTTGTGTTGTGCTTCAACAGGAATCAATCTTGGTGAGCTTTCTTCAATCAATCAGACTCCAATTATGACTTCTAAGGCTCTAATTAAGGCTATGATAGCTGAATATCCTGCACTTGCTGGAAACTTCGTTACAATGCCATTCTTTTTGTCTTATGATAGAGGTTCTATCCAATTGTTGAACTTCCATACATTTGCTGGTGGTTTCGGAGTTGAGAACGGTGTAACAGTTAGAAAACAAATCTTCTCGCCATTCACAAACAGACCAATGGGATTAACTATTGCGATGAACAATTGTGGAACTAAGATCACAGTAAGAGTTCAAACAACTGAAGATGTAGTGTTCAAGCCTGAGACTCAGTGCGCTGGAACTGCTGCTTTCGGTGTTAATGGATTGCAACAATTCGTTATTAAAAACGCTTAATGAGCTGCTTTTCTTATTCTTTTATAAAGTGTGGAACTACACCATCTGGAGTGCGAACTCTGGATGGTGTATTCAACACCCTTAGCAAACTAGATTTATATTCTATGTTTGACAAACCACAGGAAGCCATTGATAGAGCTACCGAATTAGCCTATAATTCAATGACAACCGCGTTAATAAGCAAAGAGGGCAAAAGCGTAAACAGATACAATGAAGTGCTAGGAGAACGATTTACATCGAGCTATTCTAGTATTCAAACAAAGATATTTTATTCAAACCATAAAAAGTTTTATCGACTCAATAAAGCGTGGGTAAATGTTAATTTTACAGGAACTGTCAATATTAAATTGGTAAATGAGTTATTAGTTACTGAATTAGTTCCAGTTGTAGTGGTCGCAGGAATAACAACTGAAATTCAGTTGAATAAAGATTTTAAATATGTAGAGGTTAGTTTGAACGAAGATAAACAAGGTCGTTCGACTTATGGATGTGGAATAAATGGAATATTATTGGATTATTCAATACTTTGTGATTACAATAATTTTATTTGTTCTAATAAAGATTTATTTCAAGTCGCTATGGATTACAAGGTCGCAAGTATTTTGCTTACTGACGGAGTTTTTAGCGGTGAAATAGGGCAAAGAATTATGCAATCAGAAGACTATGATAATCTAAAGAAAGAATATGAGGTCGAGTATGAAAGAGAACTTGACAAATTAAGCATAAAAGAAAGTGGATGTTTTGATTGTGGAAGCAGTATTCAAATTAGAAGTTTTATCGCGTGAGTTTAGAAAATATATTTGAAGCCTACAAAATCAACTTAGAAAAAAACTTTGCTGAGGCGGTTTTTGATTTGCACGATGAAATGGGCGAAAGAATATTTAGAGAAAACAAAGATATAAACGGAAATAAAACAAAACCATATAGTACAAAACTTATGTATGCTAGTAAAGAAGCATATAAAGGAGTTCGATTAGGAGGTGAAAATACAAGTGGTGGTAAATCTAAAAAGTTTGAGGGCGGTTATGCTCAATTGAAACAACAAAGTGGCAGACCTCCGATAGTTTTATTTGGCAATTTGGAGCGATCTTTCAACAATGGTTTGCGCGAAATAAATAATTTAGAGTACACTATCGTTTTGCCAAAAGAGGACAACGACAAAGTAAAGGGTAATTTTAAAAATTTTTTCAAGGTTAGCAAACAAGAAAAAATAAATCTATTAAAAAGAATAGACGGTGATAGCAAAAGTAATAAGTAATTTGATCAATATGGATATTGTTAGCGTCTATAAGCAATTGGACGGTAAGGATATGCTTATTTACCTATCTGAAAGTAACGAACTATTCAGCAGTCAAAGATATCAAGGTTATTTAAGAAACACCGAAACATCATATTTTTTTGATCCAAAAATGATCAGTCGGCAAATGGAACGCAATACTTATAAGTTAGTATTGTTGTTTTCAAAAACGACTTGCGACAAAGATGTGCGAAATACTATTGCAAACTTACTAATGGACGTTCCTCAAAGTGGAATTGTAAGTATTAAACCACTAAAAAGCTATCCGGATTCGTGGGATAATATTAAAAAAGAATTAAACAAAGATAGCGCGTACATCAATTATAGAGTTGTAGTTGTTGATCTAGAAACTGAGGAAATAATTTGCAAAACTAAAATAACTTGTAATGAATAATTGTTGTTTCACTTATAATGGAAATCTGTTTAATTACGGAGCTACTAATCCATCAAGTCTTTTTGCTCAGACTGGCAATTCAACTATTATATCTGGAACAAACGTAGAGAGTACATTGATAAATGGAGGTGTTGGAACTTTAACAGTGCCTGCAAATGCTTTCAAAATTGGTGATAGTTTTAGAGCTATATTCGGAGGTGTTATGAATGCTGCAAATAATCAAACAATACGAATAAGAGTCAAAACAAATGGAGTTATATTATTGGATAGTGGCGTGCAAAATTTAACAAGCTCAATTGTAAATGATATTTTTAGTTTAAATATAGACTTCACCATAAGACAAATAGGGGGCGCTGGAGTGGCTTCAATAGTTTCGTTAGGTACATTTCACTACACAAAGACAAATAATGCATCTACGCAAGGTTTTGGGTTTAATGTGGTCAATAATACGACCTTTAATACAACGGTAAATAATACTTTGGATGTGACTGTACAATGGGGATCGACAAACGCTGGCAATTCAATTTACAGCGATCTTTTCATTTTAAATAAAACTTATTAAAATAAATATATGAAAAATTGTTGTTTTACATATTACGGAGAATTATTTTCAGATGGTGGTGAGTGTCCATCTTGTCCAGAAGTTGGAAGCCTTCAGATTCATAAAGGAATAGATCAAGGATTATATTCAGATCAAGCAACTGCCGAAACTTATTTAGGAACTGCAATAGATGGAACTTGTTCAAAGGTTTATTTAGATGTAGAAAATGATGTTTTGTTTTTTGATGTACCACAAGGAACTTTTACTAATCAATATTTTTTAACATCCACGAGTGCATATATAGTTCAATTAAACAATTTATTGCAATATGCTGATCTATGTTTTGGAGATAACGGAGGTAATAATATAATAAATGGATTGGCAGGTAATGATATTACTTTTGGAGATGGTTGTTTTGCTTCATCATTTGGAAATAATTATATTTCAAGTGCAATCGCAGGTAATGAATTTTTTCAAAACTCATCTGGGAATAATACTATTGATTATTGTGAAGCTGATAATAATGCTTTTTTTGGAAGCGCTGGGAATAATAAAATTGCAGAATTTATTGGAACGAATAATTGTTTTCAATTAAGTATTGGAAATAACACTATTGGAGATGGTACATTTGGAGAATCCGCTTTCGTTGACGCTGCAAATTCATTAAATACGATTACAAATATTATAGATGCTGGTGATAATTTTGGAAAAAACTATCAAGGAAATTTTATAATTAAAGGAAATATTGGAGCTACCGATTCAGATGATTTAACGGGAACTGCTACTTTTTTTGATACTGGCAGTTCTGCAAATTTGATAGTTCAATTAGCAAAATTAACTAGCAATGGAGGCAATCCAGAGGGGGATTTAGCAAATGCAGTAATAAATGGAGCTACTATAAATTATATATTGATTTAATTTTGTAAAATGGGAAAGTATCTAAATGCCTTTGTTATATCAGTAATAACATTTTTTTCTCCGATATATGGGTTATTATTGGCAGTTGGTACAATGATATTTATGGATACTATTCTAGGAATTACAAAAGCAATTAAACTAGAAGGCTGGGAATCAGTTACATCAAGAAAAGCCAGCGTAATTATAAGCAAATTTTTGCTATATCAATTGACTGTTGTTACTTTCTTTATAATAGATTATAATTTGATAAATGAGTTTACTAAGGCACACTATCAAAATGATTATTTACTGACTAAATTCATAACTCTATCATTGTGTTTTGTCGAAGCTAAAAGTATAGATGAAAATATAAAAGCTATCTTTGGCTTTTCAATTTGGACAAACTTAAAAGATGTTTTGACCAGAAAGCAAGAAATAGAAGAAATTTCAAAAAAATCTTAAACAAAACAAATGGCAAACATCAAAAAATACAATGGCTACTTTAAATTTGAACACCAATTTACATCAATAAGTCAGGAGCTAAATATACTTCATATTTCCGATGTTCACTTTGACAACTTACACTGCGATCGCAAACTTCTTAAAAAGCATTTAGATAGAATTGTTGAATTAGATGGCTACATTGCAATCTATGGTGATTTCTTTTGCCTTATGCAAGGGAAATACGATCCTAGAAGTTCAAAGCAAGCTATAAGGTCAGAACATATCGGAGGGAATTACATTGAATTGGTAATTGAAGATGCGTGTAAATTCTTTGCACCTTACGCTTCGAGAATTTTAATGATGTCAAAGGGTAACCACGAAACGTCGGTAAGTAGCCGAATGGAGTTTGATATATTAAAATATTTTGTTGAAAAATTGAATCGTGAAACTGGAAGCGATATTATTTTAGGACAATACGGAGGTTATTATAGTGGAACGATTACAATAAGCAAAAATAACAGAGTAGGTTTTAACGTAGGCTACCATCACGGAGCTTGGGGCGGTATTATATCAAAAGGAACTCAATCAATCGCGAGGTATGGTTTAATTTATCCGAGTGCCGATATATTCTTTTCAGGCCACACACACGATTCTTGGGTGGTTCCTCAACCTCGATTTGTTTTAAATCAGGCCTCAAAGAAATTAGAAACCAAAATACAATGGCACGTTAAGACAGGAACGTACAAAGATGAATTTTCAGCTCAGGAAGGATGGGCAGTTGAAAAAATAGTAATGCCGAAATATTTGGGCGGTGTGATCCAAAAAACAAAAGTAATTTCAAAAAGTGATTTGCTTAGTCTTAATCACGAATTTACTATAATATGAGACTAAATAGCAAAGGAATTGCTTTAATGCACGAATACGAAGGATTAAAATTGCAAGCCTATTTATGTCCTGCAAATGTTCCAACAATAGGATATGGTAATACTTTTTATGAAGACGGTTCTAAGGTAAAAATGGGCGACAAAATATCAAAGCAAAGAGCTGAAGAATTATTTATCAATATTGCAAATCGATCTTTTGCCGAACCAATACGCAAAATGTTTCCTAAATCCAATTTAACGGAGAATCAATTTAGCGCGTTGGTTTGTTTTGCTTACAATGTAGGTATTGGTAATTTGCAAAAATCTACTTTGCTTAAAAAAGTATTGGCAAACCAAAATGATACTTCGATCCGATTAGAATTTATGAAATGGAATAAAGCAGGAGGCAAAGAGCTTGCAGGTTTAACTAGAAGACGAAACTCTGAAGCTAATTTGTATTTTAAACCTTAATTTTTGCAAAATGCTAACTTCCGCTGAAAAGAAAAACAGAAAAATAATTGTCGATTTATTTACGGAAGTGTACGCAAACTCAACTCCATTTCTAGATTATAGCACAATAGATGAAGAAACATTTGACTATTCAAAATATACAATTAAAGAAAGTTTGTGCAATGAAATAATTGATAAGCACCTAGATAAAATAAAGCCAAAAAAGTTTCGGCAATCTTATTCTAATTATGTTTATCTTTCGCACTTACCAATTTTTAATTGATGTTAATAAAAAATAGTATATTTGCGCTATGGAAATCAAAAGCATATTAGGCGAAAAGGTATTGATTGAATGGAGAAAAATGGAATCACTCCAGCCTGACAATTTAAAAATGCCTTACAATATTGGACACCTTAAAAAATCTTTATTAGAAAATAATTTTGCGATGCCTTTTTTTGGCTGGCAAAATGGTGAATCAGTTTTTGTAATTGATGGACACCAAAGACGCGAAGTGTTATCAGAATTGGAATCTGAGGGGGTTAAAGTTCCAGAGCTACTAGATTGTCAGTTAATCAATGCAAAAGATCGTCAGGAAGCAATTAAATTGCTTTTGAGTGTATTTAATAGCAAATCAAATCCAATAGACTTAGAAGTTTTAACAGAATGGATAGAATTAGAGCAAGTTGAAGTTGAAATTACGAGTTTGAACGTGTTAGATGTGAATGAAGTTGAAGATGAAATACAAGAAATTTTAGAAGCTGAAGAAGACGACTTTGATTCAACACCACCAGAAACACCAGAAACTGTTTTAGGCGACTTATACGAAATAGGAGAGCATCGTTTACTTTGTGGAGATAGTACAGATAGCGACCAAGTGGCAAAGTTGATGAATGGAAGTAAAGCAGATATGGTATTTACTGACCCGCCTTATGGAGTTGCTATAAATAACACAAATGGTAAAATATTAGGAGATGAAGATTTGCAAGTGTTTGATGAATGCTTACCTAATATAGAATTATTCTCAAAAGAAGATAGCCACATTTATATTTATTTTGGAGTTCAATTTATTTCAGAATGCGTTTCAAAAATTAAAGAATATTTTAAGCAAACAAATATTTTAATTCAAAGAATAACACACGAGAATAAACCAAGCCCAGAAGGATATTTTAAAAACAATTATGAAGTTTGCTACTTTTCAAATAAAGGCAAAAAAAAGTTTAATAGTGGAATATTAGAAGTTTCAGAAAGCACAAAAAATGATAGTAGATATAAAGGCGATGGATTTTTAGATACTTATTTAGCTTTAAATGAAATCAAATCAACTGAACACAATGCTAAATCAATTCACCCAACACAAAAAACTATTGAGATATGTAGTTTTTATCAAAAGGTTAGTTCAAATCAAAACGATTTAATTCTTGATTTATTTTTAGGCTCAGGCTCAACAATGGTAGCATCACACCAACTTAAACGCAAATGCTACGGAATGGAATTAGACCCGAAGTATTGCGATGTAATTGTAAAACGAATGATTAAACTAGATTCAAATCTAAAAGTAAAAAGAAACGGTATTGATGAAACTAAAAAATGGTTAGATAAAATAAAATAAATATGAAATGGATTTCTGGACTTATTCTTTTATGTATCCTTATGGTATGTTTACTACTTTGGCAAAATTGGACAAAAAACCAATTGATAAACCAGTTGCAGATGAAAAGCCTAGAGAAACAAGTGGATACTTTGAAAATACAAACGACAAAAAGCGTCGTTGAGTACCGAGATCGAATAAAAACCAACACAAAAATAGTAAATAAGTGGAATGAAATTCACGATACTATTATAAATCGAGATACATTATTAGTTGAAGCAAAAAAAGATATTCAGTACCTAGATACATCATTGCGTAAATGCGATACAGCGCTCTCAAACTGCCTTAGACTATCAAATGCACAGACCAACTATATTGACGCCTTATTGAGCAAAAAAACACCATTGGTAATTCCTTACGTTGGTATCGGTTTGAGTATGGATAAAAATGAATTAGTAAGTCCGAGCATTCAGGCCGGAATTGGTGTCAATCTAAATAAAATATTTGGCAAAAAATAAAATATTTGTATATTTGTGCTTCATTTGTTTCTAGCTTTGTTCTAGATTTTGTTTTTGTTAGTTAAGCCATTCTTTTTGAGTGGCTTTTTTAATTATCTTAATTCTTAACTTTTTTTAACACACTTGATAAAAAAAACATTATATATTTGCGGTCTAAACAACAAACAAAATGACAATTTTAAAACTACTATTTGCTTTAGCTTTTTGCTACATTTACTTTTTTTTAATAATAAAACCGCTAGTGAATTTTGAATGGCGTGAAAAATCAAAATACAAATGGTAACTAAAATAATGGATTTCGGCGAACAAGGATATCTGTGGATTCAAGACGATGGTGTACTCTACCTATGGGCAATTGATCAAGTGGTAGATGAAGACACAGACTGGAAAAGAATAAGCCAGAGATTATACAACGCTTGTTTTAATGAGGCAAAGTTTTATAAACAAAAAAATGTTCAAGTAAGATATATTCCGATCGAATAAAAAAAAATTATTATCTTTGCATTATAATACACTACAAAAAATGTCAAAAAATATTTTAATAACAATATTGAGTGCCGAAAGTAGCTTTTTAAAGTTGCGTGCTAGTAGTGTGGCTAAGGCACTCTTTTTTTTAAACACACTACAATATGGATTCTCTAAAAAATAGAAAGCAATTCAAGTTTTACAGAAGTTATTTTGATATAATTTCTGAACTAGAAAATGATACAGATAAGCTAAAATATCTGCTATCAATATTGGAATTTCAGTTTAATGGAATAGAAATACCATTGCAAGGAATGGCTAAATTTGCCTTTAAATCTCAAAAACATTCATTAGACAGACAGCTAAAAGGCTTTATTGATGCGACTTCAAGTAATGAAAACATAGAAACCCCTGAAAGCACCCCTTTATATACCCCATTAGGGGGTGCTAATAGCAACCCCATAATGCATACCCCTTTAGCAATAATAAATAATAAAGAAGAAATAATAAATAAAGAAAAACAAACAGTAAAAAATAAAATAGAAAGCACTTGCTTAACTTTTGATGAGTTCTGGAATATGTACGGTAAAAAAGTAGACAGCAAGAAATGCAAGGATAAGTTTGAAACCATAAAAGAATCAGATAGAAAAAAAATACTAGACACTTTAGAATTGTATGTTAAAAGCAAACCAGAGGTGAAATTCAGGAAAGATCCTATAAGATATTTAACAGGTGAAATTTGGAATGATGAAATAATAGAAAGTAAACCTATATTTGCCGACCCTAAAATAGAAAGTTTCTATAATAGTTCGCTTGCAATGATTAGGCGTGGAGAAAGAACTCACAAAGAACATAACGAAGTTGTAAAAAATAACAAATACGATTCAAAATATTTACTACCAGAATGAAAAAAGAAATGTTTAAAGTTTTAAATTTATACGCTTGCCTAGGTGGCAATAGATATAAATGGGATGAAGTTGCAGAGCAAGCTAATATTGATATGCAAGTCACAGCAGTTGAATTGGATGAGGAAGCTGCGAGATTATATCAAGAGCGTTTTCCAAATGATATTGTAATAGTTGCAGATGCACATCAATATTTATTAGATCACTATAAAGAGTTTGATTTTATATGGAGTTCGCCACCTTGTCCTACACATTCAAAGGTTAGATTTACTCAAAAGAATCAATCTTTTTATAAACCTGAATATCCAAATATGATGCTTTACCAAGAAATAATTTTTTTAAAACATCATTTTACAGCAAAATATTGTATTGAAAATGTTATACCATATTATGAACCATTGATACAAGGTCAAAAAAGAGGTAGGCATTTGTATTGGTGTAATTTTATTTTGCCAAATGATATTGCAGAAAGGAGTATGACGGGTGTAATGTGCGGCCAATCAAATGATGAGTTTAAAAAATTATGCGAATTTCATCAATATAATTTTAATAAGTATAAAGGCAAACAAAGTAAAACTAAAATGGCTCGCAATTTAGTAGATTTTGAAGTTGGAAAAACTATATTTGCAAAAGCATTAGGAATTATTCAACAAACAAACACAAAACAATTAGACTTATTTCAATGATAGCAACAATTTACAAAAACATTTACGATACAAAGAATCCTCATTATCTTTCGATTGATAAATTGCTCGAAAGAATAAAGATAGGTAAGTCAAAAGAAAAGGTCGAAGCAATACGCGAAACTTTGGACAAAGAAAAGCGCGACAAATTAAAACGTGATTTACCTTGCGTTGTATTTTCTGGAAAGTACGGAGATAGAACAGATACAAATTGCATTGAAAATTCGGGATTTATTATACTAGATTTTGACAAATTAGAAAACCTTAGAGATTTTCAAACCGAAATAATATCAAGTCCGTATTGTTATGCTTGCTGGGTTTCACCAAGTGGCGATGGATTAAAGGCTTTATTTAAAATTGCAAATCCAAAAAAGCACCGCGAACATTTTGGAGCTATTGCCGACATATTTCCGCAAGTGGATAAATCGGGAGTGAATGAATCGAGAGTATGTTACGAAAGCTATGATCCTGACATTGTAATAAATAAAAAATCGGAAGTTTTTAAGACAATTAAAAACACAGAACGTATTGAAAAAACCGAAATAAAAAGCGAAAATGAAACTTTCAATAATATACTAAAATGGCTAACCAATAAAGGCGATGCTTTTCGAAGTGGTGAAAGAAATTTATTTATTTTCAAACTTGCAGGCGCTTGTTCTAGGTTCGGCATTCAAATTGAAGTAGCCAGCGACTTAATTTTAAGCCAAGTAAGCACAGGATCGGACTTTACAGACAAAGAAGCTAGGCAGGCGATTAAATCAGCGTACAAATGCAATAAATTCGGCACAGCACAATTTGAAAATACAATTTTAATTGATCGAGTTACAAAAAAAGAAATTGAAATAGATTTATCAATTTACGATTTGTCAGTAAAGCCAAAAGATGTAATCTATGGAATTGACGTTAAGGACAAAGCTATGGAGCTTTACGATAATGGCTATGCAAAACTTGATCCAATTGGCATACCAGAAATAGATGAACGCTACAAAATGAAGCGCGGTGAAATTACTTTGTTTACAGGACACGGTAATATGGGAAAAACTACGATGCTAATGTACATTCTCATTATTAGATCAGTTATCTATGGCGAAAAGTTTGCAATATTTAGTCCAGAGAACCAGCCAGCCGAAGAGTTTTATGACGATTTTGTAGAAATATTGATCGGAGATAATACAAAACCTTCAAATACAAACAGAATCGGGCGATACACTTATGAAAATGCTTATGACTTTGTAAGCAAACATTTTTTTAATGTATATCCAGTTGACAACGATCCAACGCCTGAGTATATTCAGGAGAGATTTTTAGAGCTAATTATCAAAGAAAAAATTGATGGGGTAGTTATTGATCCATTTAATCAATTATACAACGATTATGAGTCTAAAAATGGGCGCGATGACCGTTATTTGTCAGAATTTTTATCTAAGTTTAAAAAATTCAGCGTTCAAAACAATGTATTCGGCTTAATTGTAGCGCATCCAAAGGCGATGCAAAAGTTCGGAGCTAATGATTATCCACGTCCAGATGTTTATGATCTTGCAGGAGGTGCAATGTGGAATAATAAAATGGATAATATTTATGTATATCACAGACCACTTGCAAGTTCAGACCCTAGCAATACTCAATGTGAATTTACAGCCTTAAAAATTAAGCGTCAAAAGCAAGTCGGAAAGAAAGGAACTTCAAATTTTCATTACAGCTGGCAAAAAAGAAGGTTTATGTTTAACGATACAGACTTATTGCATTTGATTTTAAAGTCGTGCAATATTGATTTTACCCCAGAAAATCCATTTTTTCAGTAGTAAAATTGAAATATTTTTATTTCTTAACAAGATTTAACACATATTTATTGAAAATGTTTTATCTTTGCAGAACAATTAACAACAAAACAATAAACAAAATGAAAATTACATCAGCAATTAAAAAAGTATCAAAAGCATTAAATGTAGAGCCTATAAAAAGAGGACAATTTTATAGATTTGAATATGGAAAAGAATGTTTAGAATTTGCTCAAAACGGTTCTAGTGATGAAATAACTTGTATTTCGACTTGTAGAATAGGTGATGAATCTTGTGCAATGACTGACTATTTTCCTAATATATGGCATAACAACGTGACTCAGGCTATTAAGTTTATCATAAGACACGGAAAATAAAAAAAACGAAGCAAAATAAACCTAGTGGAGCAGCATACTATAAACTGCAAATAAATTAACTAACTAAAAACAAACACAATGAAAGAATTAGTAAAAAAAATAGCCAACGCTAAAAAAGAAATCAAAGAAACAAAATTAAAAAAGGAAGGTAAAAATACCTATTCAAATTATGACTACTTCACACCTAGTCAAATTGAGTTCCTTGTTCAGTCGGTTTGTAATAGTAACCAACTGATGACAAAGTTCGATTTAAAAAGAAATGAATTAGGAGTCTTTGGAGTACTTACAATTTTTGATCTAGAATCTGGCGATAGTTTGAACTTTGAAATGGCGACAGCAATTCCAGAGATTAAAGCTACAAACATAGCGCAACAACTCGGAGGTTGTGTTACTTACACCGAGCGATACTTAAAAACGTCAGCTTTCGGAATTACTGACAATAATTTAGATTTTGATTCGCAAGATAATAGGGTAAAAAATGACGAACCAAAATTAGATCAAACTGAAATACTTAACGAACTCCAAAATACGAAAACAGAAAAGGAATTAAACGATTATTATGCTAAGTTAGGCAGACCTACAAATCAAGCCATATTAGCGTTGTTTTCAGCAAGAAAAAAAGAAATCAATGGAAAATAAAGGCAGATTTTCAGCTAGTGGAGTATCTCGTCTTTGTAGTGAAGGAACTGGAGCTACAAGGTTAAGCTATATTTATGAGATAGCACTTGGTTTGGTCGGTTGCAAGACAGATATAACTACAAAACCAATGATACATGGTATTTCTAATGAGGGCAGTGCACTCGATGTTTTAATCGCTAAAAAAGGCGGATGGCACAATTTTGATTTTGAAACAGGAAAACAAAAATCTTTCAAAGTTAATGAGTATTTGACTGCAACTCCAGATGCATATAATGAAGGTGTTTGGACGGGCGATGCTAAATGTCAATATTCAATCAAAGGATTTATAGAACAAAATGCTAAATTGAGCAAAGGTTATAACTATCAGATTCAAACGCAAATGATGGCACTGAATGTCAATAAAGGTTATTTGATAAATTTTTTAACAAAGCCTGAAAAGTTCGGACAAGATAATTGGACTGAATATCCATTTGATCTAGAAGACCGATACCATATTCACGAAATTGATAAAGACGAAGCAATTTGCGATGAAATACTAATGAAAGCAGAAAAGTATCATCCAATGATAAACCTAGCTTATCAGCAAATGGCAAACGCTAGTATATTGGACGAAATGGAATTTTTTTACAATCAATTAAAAAATGGTATCAGATACAAGTCGCTAAAAGATTACTGGGTAAATAATCAAAATGAAGTATTCAGATTTGAAAATGAGTTTTTTATTAGATAACGCCCAGTCAGCTTTCTGAAGAGGCGGTTTTTAAATGTAAAGTTAAATAAAAATAAGACATAATGAGTAAAAATAAAATATCAATAGAAAGCACTCACCCGCCTTTTCAGAAAACTGACAGTTATGCACTGTTATGGATTTGTTCAGTTGTTCGTTGGCAAACGGAGGAAACACGAATATACTTGCTTTTAAAGAAGTCCCTTTTTGCACAGTTCGATTCTGTGGCTGAACATTTTTATTCATTTTCAAAGTATGTTTCTAAAGTTGTTTCATCATTAAGTATCTCTTTATATACTTCGTTTTTTAGTATTAGGTCTACAAATTTATTTGTCGCATCACTAAAATTTTCAGTCATTCTCACTATATCTGGAAACACTACTAAAATATCCTTTTTGTTATGAATTTTTTTATAAAGGTCTTTGTTTTTATCTTTCTTTTTAGCTGGGTCTATTTCTGCACTATAATAGTGGTCAATAAATTGCTCATTTATTTTTATGGGGAAGTCTGTAATATAGGAAGTTCCACTTTGTTCAAAATCATAAATAGGGTGGTGTGTGAGAATAAAAGACTTTGGGTGTTTTATAAAGTTTGCCCAACGTCTAATCCTTTGGAATATTTTAAAGTGTTTGTCTTTATATGTTTGCGGAAGACTAATAATTTCAAATACTTGCTCAAATCTTTCAACATATAAATATAGAAGTAAAATGTATATAGTAAAATCTTGTTGTATGTCTGTTAGTTCTTTGTACTGCTTTAAAAACTTTAGTATCAGATTTGAACTATCTGCAAAGTTGCAGCCTAAACAATTATGGTGTTCTCCGTTCATACCGCCAAACGCATCGTGTATTTTACAGACGTGCGGAATATCTATATCTTCATCGAAACATTTAGTGGCAAATATTTCAAAACATTCTTTAAATTTTTGTGATATGTTGTTCATAGTATGTTCCGAAATAATAGTGCATAACGTCCGTCAGCTTGGCGAGGTTGCGGACGATTTAAGACTGAATACGCAAACACAAAATTAACTTTAAATTTAAAAACAATGATTAAAAGCACAAAATTAACCCGCAATCTTGCCAAACTGATGTTAGTGGCAGTCTTTTCTTTAACATTATTTTCTTGCGAAAATGAAGAAGATAAAATTAAAGTAGGACAAACTTGGAAAGTAGTTATTGGAGAAAAAAATCCTTATGAAAAACCTATTTTTTTATATAGAAAAGTAATTGATATTCAAGGAGATTATGTTCAATATATTCAAAATAAAAAAGACACATTAAACGATTCAAAATATTGGTTTCTAGTTTCTGCGGAGTTGTTACAAGATTGCCACTAAGTCCCAAATATACGTAATTTTTATAAAACAAATTTGACTTCAATGCAACATAGATGTATTCCCATTTTAATAAAAGAAAAACCTTGCAAAGGAACTGGCAAATGTCTAGGACTTGGATGCGGTCAAATGCAAAAGATCAGAAAATACGGATTAGGTACACTTTGCGGATGCTTTTATGATTGGTTTAATGCTCAAAAAACAAAACCGATTAAAAAGCTATCGCAAAAAAGATTAAACCAAAATAGCGAATATTTGAAGCTAAGAATGGAATTTTTATCCGACAATCCAAAATGTTTTATTGAAGGTTGCGAAAAAATAGGAAATACAATAGAACATACAGCAGGAAGGGGAATAAATTATTTAAATGTCGAAACTTGGAAGCCTTGTTGCTTAGAGCATAATTTGGAACTAGAAAATAATCCAGAATTAAGCAAAAAATATCAAGTATCAAAAATTCACGGAGGTAAAAAAATGGACAAATAAAAAAAATAAGTATTATATTTGCATTGTAAATCTGCGGTCTCACAATAGCGGAATAAAAAACATAGCCTGTTTATTTGATTTGGGAAGTGAGACCCTCAATGATAGTAAATGGGCTTTATTTTTTTAAACATATGGAAGAAATATGGAAGGATATAAAATCATATGAAGGACAATACCAAGTTAGTAGTTTTGGTAATATAAAAAGTCTAGAAAGGTATGTTAATCACGCAAAAGGAGGCAAAAGGAAATTAAATGGAAAAATAAGGTGTATTAAAAAAGAAAAAAATACTGGTTATATGACTATAAGACTTGCATATAAAGGTAAAACATTAAGCGTGCATAGATTAGTAGCAATAGCATTTATTGAAAACCCAGAAAATAAACCACAAGTAAATCATATTAACGGAATTAAGAATGACAATAGGGTTGAAAATTTAGAATGGGTTACAAAAAGTGAAAATGCAATACACGCATATAAAAACAATTTAATTGTAGCAAAATCTGGAGAAAATTGTTGGAATTCAAAATTTACAAAAATAATTGCCGAAAACATAAGACAAGAATATAAAATAATAAAAAGTGAAAGAAAATTAGCAAAAAAATATAATGTATCTAGGTCATCTATACATTGCATTGTATCAAATAAAAGTTATAAATATTAATAAATTATGGCAAAACATTTAGAGGACAAACTGCAGGAAGCTTGCGTAAAATTTTTTGACCTTCAATTTCCAATGTATATTCTCCATCATTCACCAAACGGAGGACGTAGAACAAAGTTTGAGGGCGCGCTATTCAAAAGACTTGGATGTCGCGCTGGCTTTCCAGATTTGATACTATTATTCGGGAATGATGACTACAATGGACTACTAATTGAACTTAAAACAGACAAAGGAGTTCAATCGCAAAGTCAAAAAGCATTTGAAAAAAAGGTGAAATTGACCAAATATAAGTACGTCATCTGTCGATCTTTGACCGAATTTATTACTGAAATCACAAATTATATCAATAATAAAAAATAAAATTCGCTTATAAGTCGTTGAAAATTAGTTGATTATAGAAATTTAACAAAGTTTAACACACATATATTCAAAGTCGTTGTATATTTGCATTATTAAATAACAACAAAACAAAAAAAAATGACAACTTTAAAAATCAAAACAATATTAAAACAAATTAAAGACGGTAAAATTGAAATGATGCAAGACCTAAAAATAGGTTACGTTGAAATAAGAAATACAACATCTGGCAAAAGACAAATAATAGAAATAACCAATTAAAAAACAAAAACAAAATGGAACAACAAGCATACATAACAGGAGCAATAGATATGGCAATCAATTATCATCAAGATTTGCCAGCTGACATCAAATTAAGTTATTCAATCACGCAGACTAGCAGAATACATTATAAAATAGACTTTGAATGGATAGTTGCATACGACAATCACACCGAAGAATATATCACTGGTGAAGACTTTATAATATGGACTTATGGTCAAGAGGTGCAAGGTATGGATCATATTGATAATTTGCTAGATGAACTTGAAAAGGTAAATTATGACGAAGACTATAATTCAAAACTAGCTAAGTTAGAAGATGAAGGGCAATCACTATTAGATTCACTTAGAAACAAATAAACAATGATATACGAAAATATTTTAAAAATAAAAAACATAATAGGCTACAACTTCATAACATTTCAAGAAGGAATAGTGCCAGTATTGACGTTTTTAAATCCAGAAAAATATAGCGACAATCTTCAAGAATTTGATCTTATTGTTTCTGAGCTTAACAATTCACGGAAATATGAAATTGAGTGCATAGATTCAAGTACATTTGGAGATCATTACAAATATACAATAACTCCGAGATATTACCAACTTGAAGAAAGAATTGAATTTGTATCAAAAGATTGGTCGATTGAGGAAATGATTGAAATTTTAGTAAAATTAAACCAATGATATGAATTATTATAGAATAGTAGATCCAATCGGATTAGTAGATAGAACATTCGAAGTCGAATTAAAAATAAACCAGTGGCGAGCTAAATTTTATTTATTAGCGTTTTGCTTTATAGCGATGCTTTTTGCCTTTGCCTTAGAATTGAAGCGAATGAATGATGACTTAATATCGGCAAGGAAAATAAATGCTCAATCCGATAGTACAATTTCAATGCTGAACAACTCAAAAGAATTAGCATACAATTTGCATAATGTAAACAAATTTGTTGATAATATGCCATTCAAAAATAAAGAGTTGGTCAAAAGGCAAATGAGATTAGAGTCGGCAAATACACTTTCAAAGGTAGCCAGAAACAATAATAACTTATTTGGGATGCGTAATGCTGGCAAACGTCCACAATTAGGCAAAAAAGGCGAATATCGAGTTTACTATCACTGGACTCAATCAGTAATGGATCGATACTTATATGAACTTTATTGTGGAACTAGCCTAAAAGGTTACGCTGAGGATGCAATGTATTCAACCAAATTAACAAGATAACAAACATTAACACACAAAACACTATAAAAACATTACTTTTGCAAAACAATTAAAACAATGACTCACAAAAAAATATACAAACTTTACATTTTATCATTGATGTATGTAGATACATTTAACCAGATCGGAAAAAGGACATTTTCAAGTCTACTTTTTAGAAAATCGTATGCAGTCAATAGACAAATACAATCATTACAAACTGAATTTAAAAATATTTGCGATCATTCAAACGGAAATACACCTTTGACAAATGAATCAGACGATTTGATAAATGCAATAGACTTGTTATTTATGATGGATGAAGAATCATTAAAGGAATCAATTACATTTTTAATAAACAAAACAACAAACAAATGAAAAGTACAACAAAAATCCTAGAAAGCCTGCTGAAAGGCGACACAATTAACTGTAAGGTAATGCTAAATCAGTTTGGCTACTCAAATGCTAGCCGAGAGATAAGAAGAAAGATTGAAATACCTTTTGGGATTGAATTAAACCGCAAAAGAATGATTGAAAAAAATAGATATAATGAAATGGTATCTTTTTTCAATTACTCACTCAAAGAAAGCGATAGAACAAAAGTATCTCAGATCGTAAAAGACTTAAAAAAGTCTGAAAATAGCTCTAATTTTTCAAAATTACTATCATTTATCAATGGCTAATATATCAGTAAATGCCGATAAGTATACTTATGATGAATTTGTGAGTGAATGTAAGTCGGCTTATATCTTTTATCATTTGCAAAAAAATAACTACGATGTAACTTTGACCGCTAAAAAGATTGAAACTTGCAGAACTTTGATTCATAAGTTAATGACTGGAGGCAAAAAGAAAAGCGAATACAATTTAACAATGAAATCAAAGTCATCGTTTTGTCCTGACTTCTGGAATAAAAAATCAAAGCAAATTAAAAAGGAATCAAAAATAGACGAATCAAAAAAAATAATTCCGTTACTAAGTGAAGATGAGCTTTATAATTCAATGCTACCTCATTATTTATTCTATATGGGAATTAAAGAATCAGAATACGACAAATCAGATTTAATT